GTGTTGTTCTAGCAATGCCTGTTTAAGTTTGTCTGATCCGCCTACTCTAACATTAATGATACCATTATAGTAATCATCTGTTTCAAGTACACGCCTGTCAAACTGTTCTCTTGCCTCTATGTAGGACATTTCGCCCCTACCTTTACATAGGTATAGTATTTCTCTTGTAAACTTATCTTCGCCTAGTTCGGCTACGTCTGCATTTAGTCTATCACTGGATCCCCAGTAAGTACGCCAATCGCTTTCTTTGTAGCCTCGTCTTTTATTTTTTTTGCCTTTGAGTGGTGGCTTAGTAGTTTTAAATTTTGCTAGTTTCTTGCCTATGTATTTTTGCTGTGTAGTGGTGTTTGTAATAAGATAAACAAATCCTTCGTACTCGTCTGGTATGACATCAATTGGTTTACCTTTATATTTCCACTGCATCAATTATATATGCATGCCTGTAAATATTTTGCCTATGTTCTGGTTACTCTAGTTGTATTGTGATGGATATGTATTTCATCTGCACGTTCTTTAGCTAGTGTGCGAATATCACGCAGGCATTTCCGCACCGCGCGATGTGTTCTTACACTGTTTCTAGCTTCAAAGTTTTCATTTGCTTTGAAATAATCAAGATATGCTTTTACAAGTGAATCATGTGCGTCATCTTCAATCATTCTATTACCTCTAAATCATTAGCATATGATGTAAAGCCATTTTCTTTTACAACTCTTAACACATGATTAACTCTACCAATAAGTTCATCTTTGTGTGAGATAAGATATATGTTCTTTTTACGTTCACGTGCCATCTTTTTAAGTATGCTTAAACTATTTTCAACGCCAGCAGTATCCATACCACTATCAATCAACTCATCAATAAACAATAAGTTAATATTTTGATACAAACTCTCCCAAACGTCACGGAATGCAAACGATAGACCGAGTATAAGTCTGTTACGTTCGCCTCTTGACAAGTTATCAAAGTCTAAATCTTGACCAAGTTGAGTAATCTCAACTGTTAAATCATTTTGGAATACTACTTGGTGCGGTAATCCAATCTTGTCAAGGTAGTAAGTAAGTCTATTATTCAAATATGCTAAGTTTTGATCAATAATCTTCTTACGAATGAAACTATCTTTATTTGTTAATAGTTTAAGTAAGAAGTCTTGATGTTCTTTAAAACTAGTAAGGTCGTTAACAACTCCCCAATCAACTTTTTGAATAGCAGTTTCATTTAAATCATTAATTTGTGCAGTATATGGATCTTCTTCATCTGCTCTAGTGTCTAGTGCTTGCTTTAGGTTTTCTACATTACTTCTATGCTCGTATGCTTCTTTAGCAGTATCATAAAATACAGTAGGCTTGCCGTTAATCTCACCAATTTCTTCAAGTGCTACAATTACTTCAGAACACTTTTCATTTATTTCTTGCGCATATGACGTTGCATCGAGCAGTTCTTTGTTTTTACGCTCTGCAATTTCTGCTTTCTTGTCTGCATGTAGTTCTTGACCACATGTGTAACAAGTAGCATCGTCAAGATCTAAGATGTCCTTATTCGCCTTCTCAACACTCTTGTTAGCACGTAGTAGTGCTGGCTCTAATGTGCTTAATTCTTTTCTAAGTGCTAGTATAGCATTGTTATGTTCAGTCCAATTAGATAACTTTTCATGTGAATCTAACTCGCTTTCGATATCTAAGTGTTCTAATTCATCAATTGCGTTACGTAAATTCATTGTATCAGAAGTGCGTTTAGATAACCATGCCTTCTGTCTACCTTCGAGTGACGAAATACTCGCTTCAATCTTTGCATTAGCAGTTTGAATTGCTTCAATCTTTAGTGTTTCTTCAGTAATGGCATCCTTAGTCTGACGAGTAGCTTCTTTAAGTGCTGCTGCCTTCTCACTTAGTATAGTAATACCTAATAACTGTTCAATAATAGCACGTTGGTCATTAACACGCATACTTAAAAACGGTTCAGTATAGGTATTCAGTGCAACGATATGCTTAAACATATCATGACTCATGCCTAATAGTGTGTTTACATCGTCTTGCGTTTGTCTACTATCACCTTGTGACTCATCTACTAGTTTTTCTTGGTCGTTAATGTAAAATCTAAAGAATGTTGGTGATCTACCACGCTCAATACGGTATTGATTACCATCTTTTTCAAATTGTAATGTAACTAACATACCTTTTGAGTTAGTTTTGTTAATTAAATTGTTGCGTTTAATATTTGTAAGTGCAGTACCATATAATGCATAACTTAGTGCATTAATAATAGTTGTCTTACCAGTACCGTTACGTGAACCGCTATCGTCTCCGCCTTGATCTAAGTTTTCACCTAGTACAAGTGTTAGTTGTTCACCTTCAAAGTCTACTGCTTGAGTTTGATTACCAACACTCATGAAGTTTTTTACGGTTAAATCTTTAATCTTAATCATATTAGTGTTCTAATCCGTTATATATTTGCAGTAACAAACTCTTATCATAGTTATTAGTGTCTAGTTCTGCTATTTCATTACTTACAATTTGATCCACACTTTCAAAAACAGAAATATCTAATTCAGTAGTAATCTCTTCTAGTTGCTTTTGTGGTATCAACGTAATTTCACGACAATTGTATTGTCCAATAAAGGTTTCTTTGATAAAACTTGCTTCTTCATAACTAATTGGCAAGTCTAATGTTACTCTAAGGTACATTTTACTTTTAATTAATTTTTCTGCGTTATCGATCAAGTTGCTAAGTGTTACAGTTCGATACTTAGGACAATTAGGCCAGTTAATATACTCTGGTTCTTTGTTGTTTTCCTTATCAAGTATCATCATACCGCGGTCGTCATCGCCCACATCTGCATAGTTGTGCGGAAATGCGTTACCAATGTAGTGTATAGCACCTTGCTTTTGTCTTTTATGAAAATGTCCACTAAAGACGTACTCTTGATGCTTAAAATGCTCAGGCTTTAGGTCACCGTGGTCGGGCATTCTAACTAATGCGTTCATATAAAAGCTAGGAAGTTCAAAATGACCAAACAAATACTTTGTCTTAATGTCTTTCATCTTCTTCCATTCGTCGCCCACTAACCATGGGACCAGAGCAACATCATCTTCTATAAAGATCTCGTCTACAAACGTAATACCTGGAATATGTTTAGCAAATGCAGTTGAGTTAACGTCACGCTTGTCTTTATAATACAAGTCGTGGTTACCATCAAAGAAGTAAAACTTCTCAAATGCCTTGCCTAGCTTTTCCATGCTCCTAATTGTAGCATCCATAGTTGTAAGATTAAGTGAATTCCTATTATGATGCCAATCTCCACAGAAAATACCAGTTTCGCAACCGGCAGCTTGTGCTTGTTCTATGTACCAATCAATAAATTCTTCGCAATCTTCGTTATGTACACGACTATTGCCTTTCAAACCAAAATGGATGTCTGTAAACACCGCAGCTTTTTTAAACAAAGAGTATCCTCCATATATACATGTTATAGTATATATTAATTATTAACACCTGTCAACCTATTTTTTGGGTTTTGTGTATACCGTTGGACTTGCATTTGCATTTCGTTGAACACTTGCTTCCCATTCGCCTTGATTTTGTCTTGTATAACTTGGGTTTAAGTCGTTCATTTCTAGAATATCGTCTCTAATGTTTTGATTACGCTTTTCAATGTTAATTACACGAACAAAACTGTTAGTAACTGCGGCTGTGTAGTATGCAAATGGATTATCTGACTTAGACTCATCGAACTGCAAACCAATCTGCGCCAGCTGTAGTATTGCTTGTCCTTTCATCTCGTCGTTGTATGTGTATCCACGTACATTACCTCTTGTTGCATAACGATCAACAAGTTTTAACCACATCATAGCAAGTTTATCTGTTGCTTTACCGTGTTTATGACTAAAGTTGCCGTTTTCCATACCGCCTACCCAGTGACTCTTACCTACTAGGATAATTTCACCTTCGTCATTGTACTTGTAGTGTTTGAATGGTGGAAAAGGAAGTTTAACTTTTGTATCAGCAATAGTCTTTGGGTTCTTTTTACGTCCGGGCTCGTCTGGAATATGGTCAAACGTCATTACACGGAAGATTAATTCTTCTTTTGTAATTTCAGATGCTAGTGTTTCGCATTCAGCTTGTTTAACTTTTTCGCCTAAGCCTTTTCTACGTGCATATTCGTCTGCTGACATCTTTTTTGCTTTGTTGCGTTTTGCTTCTGCAACTGACAATCGGTTAATTTTATCTACACTTGGTAAAATAATATCATACTGGCCATACTCTTCTGCTGTATAGCTGTTAAATTTGTTTTTAGATTTATGTATCTCTTTTAATATATCTTTATTGTTCAGATAGTTCTTGGGGCGCATCGATTTCTCCTATAGTTAACTTATATTATAATATACTATGTTAATTTTGTCAACTAAATAGTAGTGTAGGAGTGAAAATAAATTATGGCGTTTAAAATTAACTTTAATGCAAGTAACTTTGTCAGTAGCATAGTAAGTGATGCAAAACAGGCAGTTAAGGGTGCAATTGGTGACACTATCAACCAAAAACTTGGTAGTTTAGGTCCACTTGGCAAATTAGCAGCTAACTTTGTTAATCAAACTGGCGGATTTGGTGCATCAAATAGAAATAGAACAATATCTCGTGCTATTATTTCATCTGATAACAGTATATCAGACCCTGATGATTGGCGTGTTAGTATTAGTGTACCACCTGTTATATTAGACGAGGGCGAAATCCTTGCTCCTTTAAGAGCAGAAACAAATGGAAGTAGTGCGTTTAACACAGGAAATAGAATGATATTTCCGTTTAACCCAACAGTGCTTTTAAGCCATAGTGCAAACTATG